TCCTTGACTGCATTCATATAGCCTGGCAATACCGCTGCTTTTGGGTCACCCATGTTCTTTGCACCTTTCTTTAGTGCCTCTGAACTGTTTCGTGCTTTAACTACTACACTACGACCTTTCTTTAATTTGTTGATGTCTTTGGTTACTGTTACTCTCCAAAAATCCATTCCTTCCATGAATGCTTCGACTTCTTCGTTCACGTCTCTTACCGTGAAATCTTCGTTGTAAGGGAATCCCTTTAATGGGTTGTCAAAAACCTGAGAGAAATTCTTTGATCGTTCTTTCTTCTTCTCTAAATTTTTTGCAGCTGAAAGTTTTAGATACTCATCAACCGTCTGGCCTGGGGTATCACCTTTGTATGCAGCTGCAATATCTTTAGTACCCACTTCATGGACACCGTTGTTTTTCTTATTTCCTGACATTTGGTAATGCTCCCTTTTCTTTTAATTTCTTCATTCTTAGTCTAGGCTCTTTCCTGTTATAGTTTTGAGACACTAGGGATAAGTTATTCTTATCATTGTTTAGTGGGTTGTTATCCTTGTGATGCACATCCTTACCATCACCTGCTTTGGCCTTACCCTCTTTTTCCATTTGTCTACGAGCTCTTTTTCTCGCAGCGTTTCTTTCCATCTGTTCGGGTTTACCAAGGTAGTTTTCCCTTTCTTTCTTGTAATCCCTTCCTTCCGACATGTGGTATCCACTACCATCACAATGAGTACACTCTTTATCGTCTACTTCACCAGAGCCTTTACATTCGGGACAAGTCACCTTTGATTCTTCTTTAGGCACACAATTTGGAACTTGTTTACCGTTCTTCTTCTTCATACCCACTTGTTTATGAGAATCCCAGCAAGGGTCTTCCTCATTGATTAGGTCTTCTTCTACTGACTCTCCAAACTTAAGGAATAACTTACCCTTCTCTTGTGCTTGGTCTGTTACCTTATGACCAACCATTGCACCTATAGTGTTAATCATACCCAATCCTTTTTCAGGATTTTTATTGTATTCTTTGTCTAATCGTTCTGCAACTTTCTTAGTGATCAATTTAATGATATCAAAAGCACTTGTTACGAGTTTACCTTCCTCTACTTCAGACTCCTCGTTCTTGTTCTTATTCTTTGCATCATAGTCTTTGATAGACTTTTTTGCAGACTTCATCATTCTTTTTTGATGGGCCTTTTGTTGAGACTGATTTCTCTTTTTCATTACATCTGAATTTCTTTCTTGGACTTGGACTTCATCCAACTCTTGTTTCCAAGTGTCGATAAAGTTTAATAATCCTTCACTTTGTTTTTCATTTGACTTTCTGTCGGCATCACGTTTAGATTTGATTGCATCATCGTCTGATTCTTTACTATCGGAATCTGTTTGTCGTTCGACTTCTCGTTCATGTCGAGTCGTAAGAGATTCAAGGTCTCGTGCTTGTGAGTCTTTAAGTTTCTCTGTCTCTGCAGCGTGTTTTGCTTTGAGTTCTGCAGACGCGACTGCATCTTCCACCATGTAATCTTCAACTATAGAATTGAAGTCCATTGATGAACTGTAATCGTTTGATGCTTTAAGTAATTGATCTAGTAAATCCATAATACTATTTAGTCTTTTTTAAAAGTAGTTCACGTGCTTTCCACGCAGTAGCAATACTATTGGTAGGGAATTTCTTTGCCCATGCTGATATAGAACCGAATTTACCTTCTGCAGTCCTTCTTAGGGATTTTACTGTGTCGTTATTTTCAATCTCATCGAAGTTTGTTGTGAACATTCTTTTGAATATCGTAGCATTTTTCTCTACTGCTTCATGTTCCATTTTAACTACTTCAACTGGGACTGTTCGAGCTCTTCCATCATTCAACTTCAATGCAAGATCAAGACTTGTTTTGACAAATACCATTCGAGATTCGTATCCCAAGGCATCTAGTTGTTCTTTGTAGGTCTTTATCTTACTTGCCTTTGCACTAGTAGTGTCAAAAACTAACCCCAATCTGTTCGGGATGTATAAGTCCATTTGTTTAGCAGCTTGTCTTTTTGCCTTTGATCTCATCCCATCTCTTTCGGGATTGACTTCACCACTACCATCTTTAGTCATCTTCATAGACATCTTTGCAGCTTTCATCATTCTTTCAAAATGTTGATCACTATTAATCATCTTAAGACCCATAGTGTGGAGTGATAGTGCCTTAACAACTGTTGTCTTACCTGAACCAGGCCCACCCATTAGGAATAATGCTTTAAAGATTCCTTGATCATATACACCTTCTTGCAATTCATCTTCTTGTAGGTCGTCTTGCATATAAAACGGTAGTGTTCCTTCTGTAAGTCCCATACCTCGTCTTACTGCATTGTACAGTTGTTTCTGTTGTGTCTTGTTGGTAGATGGAACACCGTCTTTGAAGTTATCAAAGTCTCCGTCCTCTGCATACTGTCTCATCTTGGATGCACTCATACCACTAGTGTCATCTGCATCGGGGTCTCTCTCCCCTGCAGATACAATTTCGATCTCATCAAACTTGTAGAAACCGTGTCGTGCTTTGACTCCGTTGTACTTCTTCAGTAACATATCGAACTCTCTAACTCTGTCCGAACCTACTACCATCTTAATTCTATTGTAACCCTGTCTTTCTAATTCTACTGCAATGTCAAATACTGTCCTTGCAGCGGTATCCACAATGATCTTACCAAAGAACTTTCTAAGGAACTTGATCTTATCTACATGTGTTAGGGGGTTCTTAACCTTGTCATTTGAGTGTGAAGTGAACACTAGAGGTGTATCACTACCAGCTGTTGAGATCAATTTCTTGACTAACTTTGCATGACCAGTTGTAGGTGGATTGAATCGTCCAAAAGAGAACACTGCACCCTTACCAGTTGCTTCGGTTAAAAATTTGTTAAACGTTTTCATTCGGCATAATCCTAAATTTTAATAATGGTCGTCCATTGATAGTAACATCACCCTTCTCGTTTCTACCAATCTCTTTAACGACTATTTTCTTGTTCTTGAATTTTCCACCAAGAACAACATCCCCTATATTTATGGGTATCATAATCGACTCATTGAATTCTTGGAACGATTTCATTTTATTTATCCCAAGCTTTAATTGCAGTGAAATTATTATGTGCAAATTCCATTCGATCTACGAGTTTAACTGCAGAACCACCTGAATCTATTGCAACATATCCTTCGGGGTTGACTGCTTCAAATCCTGTTGCAGTTTGTTTGAATGTACCAATACTCTTGACTCTATTCAATGCAACGATAATGATCTGTTTTGACTCAACTAATCCACCCATGAATTTGGTAAGATTGATTAAGAACTTCTTCATCCCTCTCATGTCTTTATAGAGAGACTCACCGACTTCTCGTTTGATAGCCTTGTGTTTCTCTGTCTTGACACCACCCACTACCTTGTCTTTCCAATATGATTCAAAGTGTGCAAGGTATCCATCTGCAGTAGGTTTGTAACTTCCACCTCGGATGAGGGTGTTACAGTATGTTTTGTATGTTGCACCAGCACCTTTCTTTGTGATGGTCTCTTGGATTTTTTGAAACTTATCTAGGTCTCTCTTTGAAATACCATGAAAGGATTTACCGACTTCCTTCAGTGAAGTGGTAAGCTTTAGTGTTTCTGTTGCAGTCATTGTAGAGTTACCACTAACATCCTTATATGATGCATCGTCTACCCATACGTCCCTAGAGTTCCCTAGGTTTGCTAGGTTAACACCAAAGGATGCAGAGAGGTCTTCTATCGTGCTACCAGTGTAAGTAGTGTGAAAGACAATACCCAATTTTGCAGTGTCAATGTCCTGTCCGACTTTAGAATCGGTGGATACTGCATAGAGGATAGTGTTCGGTTGGAATGTTACGTACTCAACACCGTCAATTGTCTTGGTTGTCTTATCATCGGTGAACATTAAATCACCCTGCATAATATTACTGAAAGATAGTTTACTGAGGTATTTGAATGAATCGAGGAACTTGCCTTCTAGTTGACCACTTAACTTAGGGTCTGCTTTGATTTCTGCTTCGGATGTGTAGAACTTAGGTTCTTTATTGAATAGAGATTTCTTTGCAACAAAGAATTGATTTGTTTCAGGGTGTTTCCCACAAAAGATTGCAGGAGCTCCATCCCATTTGACGGTCATATTGACGGAAGAGGATTTACTCCCTTTCATCATATCTCTAAGACCTCTTAGGAAGTTGATTGCTCCCCTTCCACCATCAATACCTTGATTGATGATTTCATCTTCGAGATGTTCTAAATGTAGATTTTTTGCACCCATAATAGACTATTATACACGTTAAATGTGTTCCTGTCTACTATTTATAACAAATAGAAAGGTATTATTAAGCTGCGTTAGCAACCGCGATGTCTAAGTCTGCATTTGCATCTGTTAGTGCAGTGTTTAACAATGCTAATGCATCTGCGTGACGGCCGTCACCATCTTTTGTTATACCATTATCCCCTTCTAACGCAGACTTGTATGTCCAATATAGATCACCGTCTGTTACTGAAGGATTGTTTGCTGCCCATTCTGCCCAGTGACCCATGTAACCATCTCCAGTCCAATCAGACTTAGTAGGTGGAGTGTCATTTGCCATGTCAAAAGTTGCAGTATCACTGAAATCATGAATGTTATACGTACCAGTTGTCCCTGAAATCCATGCAATATCTTTTACAATTGCATCTCTGAGGGTGGTTTTTGCTGTAATGTCTTCAGCTGAATATGTTTCTGTTCCTGCGGCCATGGTATTTTCCTATATTTGAGGTTGTATACCTTTATTTAGGTTTTTGATAGTGGTCGAGAGTGTAATTTATCTTCTATTTTACTAATTTTTTGACTTAATTTTTCAATCTGTGTGTCGTCATGAGATTTTTTTGCGTCCCTTAACTGTTGTTTGAGGAGAATCTTCTGTTGAATTGACTCAATGACCTCATTAGATTGTAAATTCTTTTTCATAGTATACTAGTATTTAGGTCAAATATTAAAGTCTTTAAATTTATCTGATCTACCACGATCTGCAACTGGAACACTATCATCATATGTTTGATTTGCATCGACAATTTCTGTCTGTGCTTCTTGTTCACAATCATATAGTTTCATACGACTTCTATCGACTCCAATGACAAACCTTTTGAATACGGTTGGGTCATTGTATCTATTCTTTAACTGTTTAACTACCATCTGATCTAACTCTTCCAATTCTTCTGAGGAGATTAGTGCAAACATAAAGTCTGCTGTTGCTGGTAATCCGAATGACTCTGAGGTATCTGTAAGTTCCACATCTGTAGAACCATAACCACTACGAGTCGTTTGTGTTGCACTCATGATTGGTACATTAAACTCTACTGCAAGTCCTCTAAGTTCTTCTGCAATACTCTTGACCAGTGTATAACTGTTTGCACCAGCTCCTGGCTTTACTCTAGAAGATGCACATATGTTTAGGTAATCGATGAATATCATGTCGGGTTTGAAATCTTTCTTGACATCTAACTCTTGGAGTAAATGTCTGAAATGACCAACGTGAGCTGATGCAGTTGGGTATTCTTTGATGATCAACTTACCTTTAGTCTTAGATGCAATCTTATTAATCTTCTTGTCGAAGTTCTTTTTAGATAGATCGGGTAGGTCTTTCATAGGGACATTGAGGGTATTTGCATCGATTCTCTCTGCAATCCTTTCCTCTGACATTTCAAGTGTAATGTATAATACATTCTTATTCATCATCAAATGTGCTGATGCCATGTGACACATGAATAGGGATTTACCAACACCTGTTCCTGCAAGACAAATATTCAATGTCTTGTTAGGTAATCCACCTTTAGTAATCTTGTTGAAATATTCTAGATCGAACGGTAACTTCTCTTCTTCTGTGTGATAGAATTCAAATCTGTTATCGGCATCTTCTATTTGATCATGACCAATATTAGTGTCAAAGGACACGGAAAGTGCATCCTTAAGGAGTTCGGGTATTTCACCAGTTGAACGTTGAGACTTCTTATCAATGACTTCGATACTGTCCATTACTGCAATATAGATTGCTCTATCTTTGCACCACTGTTCAGTTTCATCGAGTAACCACTCTTGTGGAGTGTCGTCACCACCTTTCATACCACTTACAATAGACTTGGCGTTATGAACAACTGTCTCGTTGAGAGATGTGTTGTTATCCAAGTTTATGAGAAGTGCTTCTACTGTAGGTGTTTTAGTGTATTTTTGGAAGTAATCGAATACTCCATTGAATACGGTCTTTTCGTCCTGTTCTGTGAAATACTCGTCCTTAATGAATGGAAGCACCTTCCGTGCAAACTCTTCACTCTGAATCAGATTTTTCAGAATTGTTTGTTCTATTCTCTTTTGTTCCATATTTAAAGTATTCCTGTGCTACCAATTCTAATTTTTCCATCACATCGGGTGTGAAGAATTTTTCGGGGTTGTTGTTAATCGTCTTACCGAACTCTGTCTTACCATTTGGAAGTTTAATTCTTGTACTTGATTTCTCAAATATTCCAAATGCAACTGCCATGTCTAGTAGACCATAATATCTGTCCAACCCTGTCTCGTATGATAACCTTACATCAACCACTCTGTTCTCAACAGTCAATCTTGACTTTGCGTTCTTACAGTGAATGATATTACCAACGATTTCAGTTCCTTCTTTCTCTTTCCTTTTGGAAAGATAGATGATTGATGATGCAGCGTATTTTAATCCACTACCTCCACCCATCTCTTTTTGAGGGAACATAGAACCAATCACATCATATGTGTGATTTGTAACAATCATAGGAACTCCAACACGACCCAACTTAAGGGTAAGAACTCTGAATGCACCTTTGGTGATCTGAGCTCTAGTCATATCCTTAGTCTCTTTACCTTCTGCAGTGTCTTCGATCTCTTTGGTTGTTGATAACATACCAAGTGAATCTAAACAGAACATCATAGGTGGACGTTTGTCTTTGGGGGTTTCTGCATACTTATCCAGTATACTGATTGCTTGATTTCTGAACTCTTGCACTGTGACGACTGGGACGATAACAACTCTTTTG